AAAGAACAAGCACATACGGACTCGTCGGTAGGGTGCCACTGGTTTCAGTGGCAAACGGCTTAAACTGGACGGACATGGAAATGTCACGGACAAAATTAAGACGAATGTCTCGTTCAAAGGGACTCAGAGAACTGAGTCGAGCGGGCACCCCTGGCCGCCTAGTAAAACAGGCTACCATGGGGATATCGGTGGTGCGTTTTTAACGCAGAAGCAATACTGTGCTGGAGGTTTCTCCGGCTCAGTAAAGGCTTACCGCAAAGTCTCCAGTTCACTCGAATATGAGTACACTGGACCCTTTTGCGCCACCGCGGGTCTCACAGCTGGATACCCTGGTTATTCCATGTCATCTGATGATGATATGAAAGAAGCCGGGACTACCCAGATTGCGAGATGCGAGCCCACCAACGCTGTTGCTGACGCCTCTACGTTTCTCGGCGAACTGATCAAGGATGGCTTGCCATCCTTGCCAGGGCTGAGAACGTGGGAGACCAAAGCGAACGCCCTTGTTAGGGCAGGCGATGAGTTTCTCAACGCCGTGTTCGGTTGGCTCCCTCTGATGAATGATGTGAAGAAATTCGCATCTGCCGTAAGCCATGCTCAAACTGTTCTTGAACAGTACGAGCGTGACAGCGGCAACATCGTTAGGAGACGTTACAACAGTCCACCTGTAGAGGAAACTATATCTAATGTCACGATCGGCAATACCTTTGCCCAATCGGGTAACGGTACGCTATTGACTGACACTAGTATAGTTCCTTTGGGGACGCTCACGAGAAGACACGTTGTATCTCGTCGTTCGTGGTTCTCCGGCGCATTTACCTATCATATCCCTTCCAGTCAAGACAACTGGAAGAAGTTGATAGGTTACGGCGGAGATGCCCAGAAATTGTTGGGCACATCACTAACGCCAGAAACACTCTGGGAGTTAGCCCCATGGAGCTGGGCCGTTGATTGGGTAACGAATGCAGGAGATGTTGTACATAATCTCTCTGCTATCGCCACTCAAGGCCTGGTCTTGCGGTACGGATATACGATGGAACATACTGTTTCGAAGTATATCTATACCTTAGAAGGGAGCTCCGGAATTGTAGGAGCGCCTCGTCTAAAGGTACCGCCTCTTACTATGGTTAGTGAAACCAAGAAGAGGATACCTGCAAGCCCCTTTGGGTTTGGCACAACTTGGGATGGCTTGTCACCACTCCAAGGTGCCATTGCGGCTGCTGTGGGTATTACCCGCAACAGCTGACAGTTTGTACTGTCAAAACACCAATTGCTGGAATGATTCCAGCGCAAGGAGCACGCTATGGCATATGCCGACCCTCAGTCGATCACCATCTCGGGTGTGACGACTCCCCTTCCCCGGGTTTCTACCGGGGTTGGAGCGTCTGAATACTCGAGTGCTGACGGCCTTATAGATCTCAAATCGTCCAACGCCTACGGGCGTCGGACAAGGCGAGTTCTTAGGGTTGATCACACGAAGGTGTCCCCGGATCCGTTTATTCCGGCGCAGAACGTCGAAGTGTCGATGAGTAACTACATCGTCTTCGATCTTCCAGTCGTCGGGTATACGAATGCCGAGGCTCTCGCTGTTTACACGGGTTTCAAAACCGCGTTTACGGCGTCTTCGGACCTGCTCATCACCAAATTGCTCGGTGGTGAGTCTTGAGCACGCACTATGTGCCATACCTGAACATGAGGTCTTGAATGACCATCATGGAGGCGTGGTTTAGCGCAATGCTCTTGGTCATCTCTATTGGATTTCTCCTTTATATTTGGAGAACCTGGTAGAGATATGTGATCGGGTTTTCCGGCCGTCCGCATGAAGCGGACGGTCGGCGGCCCGACCATACGTCATGGCTAAGGAAAGACCACCTCTATTTAAGGAGGGGCTTTGAAAAGCCTGACGATGCTCTGGATGAAACTGGCACACGAGTGTGCCAGTAGATGTTGCACTAGCGCCACCTTCGACTGCAAAACAGTCGAACGTCGGTCTAAATACGAGGGGTTGTCGTTTCTCACGATAACCCTACCTGCGTTTGGAAAGGACCTCGAAAAAGGTCTAGACCAAATGAAGGTCGATCGCAGTCTCTTCCAGGGTTTTACCTGGAGAGCAGGTCTCCCCCTATTTCTAGGAGGTTTCCTCGATCGTGTATTTGACCGTTCTAGTGGTGTCTTGCTCGATGAGCCAGACATAGATGCAATTCGAAGCATCCGTCAGCTTACGCTGATGTTTGCTAAGATCCAACTCAAGTGCAGTGATGCACGTGAGAGGGCTGCTATGTCCAGCTACAT